GTATTAATCTATTTAATGCTTTGTATGTTCCTGCTCTTTTAATATTATCTTTTCCATATTTAGCGACAGCGTTTTCAAAAGTTTCACTAGTCCATAGTCCCCAATCTTTTGGTTCCCACATATCGAATCTACATTTTCTACCAAGCTTAGTTCTTATTACTCCCTCTTCATCAGCTTTTTTCATACATCGATCAGAAAGTAATTTAACAAAAGGTACTTTCCGATTATATTTTGATATAATCCTATCTCCTTCTTCTCGATCTAATCCTAAAGAATTAGCTAATTTATTTTTACCCATTCCATACATTAGACCTAATCCAATAGTTTTAGCTTGTTTACGATCTATACCTACCAAATCAGCTACCGTTTGGTGAAAATCTGCACTAGCATTAGCATAAGCCTCTACTAACTCATTAGAACCCTCATAGCCCTCACCAATAGAAGACGCATAATGTACTACCAACCTAGGCTCTTGCTGAGAATAGTCAAAAGAACCCCATCTATGGCCGTCAGATGGCACAAATAAACCCCTTATCTTAGGCCCGAAATCCTTATTTCTAGCAGGAATTTGCTGTAAATTAGGGTTAGACATGGATAGTCTACCTGATACAGTACCACCATTATCTGATCTAAGTTGATTAATTTCAGCATGTATTTTTCCATTATTAGAATATTTAGTAATACCTGTTAGGAATGTGCCGTGGAACTTGTTTACCTCCCTAGCCTGTACTATAAGTTTTGAAATTTCATGAGGAGAATTAAATAAATAATTTTGAGTAAAAGATGGTTCGTTGGTTTTTTCAGTTCTTGGATACTCTATACCAAGTTTATCGAACGCTTCGCCAATTTGTCGAGCAGCCCATATATCTATATCTTTACCCGTTAGTTTTTTTATTTTTTGTAGTAATATTTTTTCTTGGTCTACAAATTCTTTTTTTAATAATTCAGCTTTCTCTAGATCAACATCAATACCTTTAAATCTCATTTTAATAAGTATGGGTAATAGATTCGATTCTAACTCAAAAATAGTTTCTAAAGATTGTGTTCTGATCTCAGCTTTAAATCGTTGCCATAAAAGGAGCGTGAGCCGTGCATCTTGTTCCGCGTAATGACCAACATGTTCAGCAGGTAACTTCCACATTTCCGCTTTAGCATCTACACCATGCGAGGCCGCTGCCTCTTTTAAATCTGCTTCAGCTTTTACTTCTCCTAAATAATCAATCGCTAAAGCATTTAAAGAATAACTCCATCTATTTTCATTTATCAATGCTGCCGCAATCATGGTATCTACAATTTTACCTTTGACTTCAATACCAGAAGCTTTTAACCAACCAATATCGTATTGTGCGTTATGAAATATTTTAGTTGCAGGTAAAGAACAAACATCTTTCATATATTGTTTAACTTGTTCAGGTATTAAATTACCTCCACCAAAATGACCAAAAGGAAAATAACCTTGCCAACCCTCTACAGCAACAGCAAATCCTACAATCTCTCCTTTACCAAAAGCCCAACCTGCTCCAAGTCTTTCATTAATACCATCATCTCTAGTTTCTAAATCGATAGCTATTTCAGAATAACCAGACAAATCTTTAAATTCATTTGGAGCTGACCACATATTTTTCTTCATATTAAATACTAATTGTAAGCTCATTTTGTTTCCTCATAGTGAATTTCTCCCTCTAACGAACTAACTTGAGGAAGGGTTTGGTTGTTAAAAATAAAATCGATACCCATTAATTTTCCATTTAAAAAAACGTTATCAATATCAAATACTTTAAAATTACAATTAGCCATGTAATTAATATAATGCTCAAACAAAGGAGCCCCTTTATTGTTATGATAAACAGGACATTCTAACTGTACCCACTTTGTTTTTTCAAATAAATCTAAGGATCCTTCAATAACTTCTAATTCAGCACCTTGTAAATCTAGTTTTATTACATCGTAGTTTTGATCAGGAATTACATTAGATAGTTTTTTAACTTGTATTTTCCTTTTATCAAATTCTATATTAGTGTTTTCTTCATACAATGAAGAACCTGTTGATTTATTTTTATCTTTTGCAAAATAAAAATCTCTCTCTTCATCGTTTTGGCCTAAGCCTACACAATAAAAATTACCTAGTTTTTCAAGTTCATCTTTATGTATGTCTTGAGCATCGATCATGTAATAATTTGCATTAGGATAAATTTCTTTTACTCTTTTTGTCCATGAACCTTGGTGGCAACCTCCATCAACAAAGTTATTTAAAGTTACATTAAAAGATTTTAATTTTTTATAAAAATTGAAATGATATTCGAAAGGCTTAAACATTTTTTAATACCTCTTGTTTGAATCTTAATGAATTATAAATCCCTTCATTTACAGCTTTTACCAATAGATCTGGATAATCTTTTATTGTATTAAAGTTCTTTTCATGTTCCCAATGAGTTATTAAAAAATCATCTTCCCATAAAAAGTAATTATTCCACATAAATTTATCTTTTAAAAATTCATTATTTTTTAAGTTAATTTCTATATATTCACTTATTGGATACTTATGCAATATATTAATTTCTTTTAACCTAGACCAGACGAAACTAAAATGATGATGATAACCTTTATGATTACTTTTTTCACTTTCAATAAATTTAAACGTCTCTATTAAAGGCGAGGGAGTTTCAAAATATCCTGCTTTAGAAATACGTTTACATTCATTTAAGAAATGTTTTGGATTATATAAATCTTCAACTACATGTCTTGCATAAACAAAATCAAACTCTTTATTTTTGTATGGGAAAACTTGGGATGAGAAATCACACGTTGAATAATTTTCTAAGCGAGATTTTTCTTCTTCGCTATGGCCACAAAAGTGAGTAGCTTTTAAAAAAGGTTTATTTCCTGGCCCTAATTCTAAGACTTTTCCATCAGCTTTAGATGCAACATAATTATTTACTTCCTCTATAGGAGCAAAATACCTTTCTTTTAATTTCATAAAAACTTTTTTATTATTAACTTATTTAATTTATCTTTGTTACTAAATGCATATAAGGCTGCGTGATAATCTGCAGGAAATATTTCAAAACAGTTTTGTTTCTCTCCTTCTCTAGGAGGATAAATTTCAATAGTAAATTTAATATTGTTTATTTCTAATAATTTCTGAACAGTTTTTGTCATTTCTTTTTTTGATTTGGATCATCTTTAATTTTTAAAATTTCTAACTGACAGTAATGTATTATTTTTTCTAAGTCTTCTATTCCATTTTTATTTTGGTACCTACAAACGTACTTCACAACGTTCCCCTGGAAGAAGCTGAGATTATTTTTAGATATAAATTCATACGGTTGAATTTTATAAAATTTGTAGTGACTCCCCCCAATCTGCTTATCTTGTGGGAATGCGTTTTCTAATAAATCTTTATTGGTCATCTTGTCTCCTCTAAATATATTAAATAATCCTTACCAATTGGGTAATGATACTTATAGTCTGTTGATAAAATATGTAAAGTATTTTTTGCTCTTGAAGCACCTGTGTAGTAAACTTTTCTTTCTCCACTTTGATCTGATTTATTTTTACGACTAAAGTCAGAAGCATAATCATTTTTACTTGCAAGAACAACATGATCTGCTTCTCCTCCCTTTACACTATGTATCGTATCAATAATGATCTTTGGTTCTTCATTTAATTGTTGTTGTCCATATCGTTTAAGTAATCTAATAAAATATATTTTTTGTCTTGAGGTAAAATTTCTACGAAGGATCCACCACCACTCTTTATTTTTCTTTTCATCGGGAACCGTGAGCCCACACCATTCTTTTAAAGTTTCAAAGTTATAGGTTTTAAAATCTGGTTCTCCCATCCAAAACTTGTCTTGCCGATAAGCATCTTTCTCTAAGTCTCTGATATATTTAAACATAATCTCTGCATCAGATTTGTTAATTACTTTACCATTAGAGATAGCCGTCCAGGATTTTATAGCTTGCCATTGTTTACGATCAAACGACTTATTGTTTTTATTATCTCCGAAATATAAGCCTGCCTCTTTAGCTGCCATTCTTAATTCGTTAACAACTTTATTAACTCGTCCTAGTATGTACCATGTGCCTTCTTGATTAAAATCTATCTCCTTAAAATTTAAGTATCTTTTAACAGCACCTTTTTTATTTGAAGGTAGGTATTCTTTCTCCTCTGAATCTATAATTCCTCTTCTAATAATTTCTGTAAAATGATGTATAGCTTCTCCAAATCTTCTAGTCTTTCTAAGTACAACCTTTCGTCCAGGAAAATAAGTAGTAAAATATTTTGAATCTGCACCATTCCATTGATAAATACCTTGGTCATCATCTCCTGCTAAATATATTCTGTTAGATTTATTAGCTATTTTAAATAATACTGACCATTGTAATGGAGTAAAATCTTGAGCTTCATCTAATATTAAAACATCAAGTGCTGGAAAATCTATTTCATCTATAGCCTTAGAAATCATATCAGTAAAATCGATAAAGGATCTTTCGCCACCTCCAGTTTTATAATGTTCATAGGTAGCAATCTTTCTTTGAAACACATCAATATTATCTTTCTTATAAGATTCTTTTTTGTATACTTTGATTGGATCCTCCATCATGTTTCTTGCTTTATCGTAAATAGATAAAGACCAATCTTTATAAATAAATTCATCGTCTTCTAATCGGTTATCCGATCGTTTCAAAATACTTTCTTGTAATGCGAAATCAATCATGCAACTTTTAATATCAAACACTTCTTCAGAAAAATATCTACGACAATACTTATGCAGAGTTTTAAATCGTGTAAAATTTTCAATAGTGTATTGAGGAAACGCAGATAAAGCTCTTTCAATTGCAGTATTTACTGCTTTGTTTGTAAAAGATATAAAAGCAATCTTCTCTGGTCTAATACCATTTCTTAAATGTTTTTTTAGAATCCTTTCAATTAATGTATATGTTTTACCTGTTCCTGGTGGCCCATATATCTTAATCGTTTTCTTGTGTAGACTTTTCAGTCTTTGGATTTCTAAACTTTCCTGTGTGGTAGTCATCGTCCATTTCCGTTAGTGATGTATCAACTTTCTTTGGTTTATGTTTTTTAATTTCTTGGTGATTGATAAACTCTGGCATATCAACAGCCCAAATATTTTTCTCTCCTTCATGATATTCTAATCGTTTACAATTTAGTAAACGTAAAGCTTCCATTGAATTATTAAACGCTTTGTTCATTTTCTTCTTCATCCAATTATCTAAGGTAGTCCTTTTAAAATAACAAACATTAGTTTTAGAATCTAATACGACATATCCATCTTTTAGTTTTCTAAAATCATCTTGTTCTATTGTATCTTCAAAAAATTCTTTAAGGGTTTGATAACGCATATCTTCTAAAGTTTCTAAATAATTAAACTCATCAGACTCTTCAGCTTTCTTAACTAAACCATCTAAGAATAAATCCCAAACGATAATATTTTTTCTTTTGGGTAATGTTTTCCAAAGTATTTTATAATTTAATAGTTTCTTTTTAAAATTAAGTTCTGAGGCTAAGTCTTCTGGTTTAACCATAATCTTTTCCCCTTGATATTTAAATTGATAAAAAGATTCTTTGATATCTCTTATAAACATAACATCTTCAAATTCATCTATGATTGCAGGTGCTTCTTGAAATATACCTAACGATCTATTTTTACATAAATCTTTATTACATATGGGTGTTATTGCATTTAATTTAGGTGGACATTTGTAAAAGTATCCTCCCTTCTTAACTGATTTAGCAATAGTAACTATTTCTTTTTCTGGTAATGGTATTGTAAATATTTCTGTATTTCTTTTCTTAGCTATTTCTGTTAGTTCAGATATAGATAAGTTCTCATCTTTCTTACATTCTAAAACTAAAACATTAAATAAAAAATCGTTTCTATGATTACCAGACCATTTTTCTTGTATCATTTTTTGAACACAAGGCGGATAATCTTTCCAAGAATTTTCTGGTTCATAGTTTGTTGCCTTAAAGTTTTTAATTTGTTCTAAACTTACCCTTTTAAGTTGTGCTAATTCTATAAAAGCTTCTAACATGATCGGAGTTCCATCATTATTATATGCAAACTCTGTAGTCATCTTTGCATTAAAGTATGGCATACCCAATGCTTTATTCATTGGAAATACTTCATTAGCCATGAAGTAATCATTGTTCCATTTGTTTAAAATTTTTAAAACATCTACTTTGTTTTCCCAATCTTTTAAAAATAAAAATATGTGTAGCCCACCAGATTTTGATCTGACAGGTATAAGAGGTAAATTATTATTTTTTATGATGTCTATATATTTTTTAGAACTATAATCTTTATAGCTTTGAGGATCGACATCAATGCACCCCCATTTAATTTTATCATCACGTTCTGGTCTAAGACCAATAACGTATTTCCCTTCTAAGTGATCTTGCCATAAGTCAGCAGTTACTGGTTCGTGGATCGTGAGGTAGTCAGCTTCCCTCTTCCCCCTTTCATCTTGGCCACCCGTTAGGGTGACCTTAATGAATTGACCAGAGTCGCCTTCAAACAACTCTAGTAATTTATGTTGCA